CAAGTGTTGAGCGTGCCGTTAAACAGTGCATAGCATTAGATTATGAGGTCTTATACTACGACTCTGATGGATTAGGTTCAGGTGCAAGAGGAGATGCCAGGAAGATCAATGAATCACTTCCCGATGGGGCTAAGGTTAGGAATGTACCATTTAGAGGATCGGGTGCTGTATTTTCTCCATTGAGTCAAATGATCCACGGAAGAAAGAATGAAGACTTATTCTTGAATGCTAAAGCTCAATCATGGTGGTCACTTAGATTACGGTTCTTAGAAACATATCGAGCTGTCGTTGAAGGGTTACCTTTTGATAAAGAGAAGATCATCTCAATATCGAGTAGTTGTAATAATTACATGAAATTAATCACTGAATTATCTCAGCCGACATATAAAACAAATGATAACGGTAAAATTATCATAGAAAAGATGCCAAATGGTGCAAGATCTCCTAACTTAGCAGACGCTGTTATGATGCTTTATGCGCCACATTCAAGAGGATGGGTAAGTGCTAGATAGAATTAATAATATTTTTAAGAAAAAAGAAGTAAAAAGTAAGATTGATGAGCCTGAATTGAGAGAAAGGAAATACCAACACGACTACCATCCAAGAAAAAGAATCACAATGGATGAAGTAATGGCGCGTAATTTTCCTGTAAGTCCAACATCTCCTGCTGATAATAAGAACCATGAAAGTTATGGGATGGATGATGCAGGCCCTGTCATGCAAACATCTATTGGTAATCCTATTCTTTCTGATGCGCTACTTAATTGGTTTGGAGCACAGGCATTCATAGGATATCAGTTGTGCGCCATTATTATGCAGAATTGGTTAGTTGATAAGGCATGCACTATCCCAGCAAAAGACGCAATAAGAAATGGTTTTGAGATTACAGCTAATGATGGTGAGAAAATTGATCTAGAACTACTTGAAGAAATAAAACAATACGATTGTGATTATAAATTGTTTGATAACTGCATTGAATTTAGTCGAATGGCGAGAGTATTTGGCATTCGAATATGCATGTTCAAAGTAGATTCTGATAATCCAATCGAATATTACGGTAATCCGTTTAATATTGATGGCGTTAAACCAGGATCTTATAAAGGTATGTCTCAAATAGATCCTTATTGGATAACGCCCGAACTTGATTTTTCATCATCAACTGATCCATCTTCTATTAATTTCTATGAGCCAACATGGTGGCGAGTACAAGGAATGCGCATTCATAGAAGTCACCTTGTTATCAACAGGCCATACCCTGTGTCTGATATTTTAAAGCCTTCCTATATGTATGGTGGAATACCTTTAGTACAGAAGATATATGAAAGAGTTTATGCAGCCGAAAGAACAGCTAATGAAGCACCTTTGTTAGCAATGACAAAAAGAGCTGGGATATTAAAGTTAGACACATCACAAGCTATTGCTAATCAGGGTGGAATAGAACAAAGAATGCAAGACTGGCAATTTTTCCGCGATAACTACGGGACAAAAATAATAGATACAAATGAAACTTATGAACAAGTTGATACATCCTTATCTGATTTGGACGCATTGATCAATACGCAATATCAGATAGTTTCGGCTATTGCAGAGATTCCTGTTTCTAAACTGATGGGGATAACATTGAAAGGCTTTAATACGAGTGGGATTTATGAAGAATCTAGCTATCATGAATCATTAAAGAGTATTCAATCCCATGAATGTGAACCATTAATACGGAGGCACCATCAATTGATTATCAAATCCTTTGTAGCACCAAAACAACCATTTAGCACATCGATAACCTGGAATCCATTAAGTCTTCCTACTGAGGAAGAATTAGCCTCACTGAATAAGATGAAGGCAGAGACGGCTGCTATCGAATCTCAGATAGGCGCTATTGATTCTGTAGATGAGCGTAATCGTTTAATCACTGATCCATTATCTGGTTACAACGGACTCGAAGAAAAAGAGTCTGATGAATTAGAAGAAGATGTTCCAGAGAATGACATTGATGAAGATGAAAGTGTAGAGGAAGAAGAAGGATCTAATGTCGACTAATAAATCGGTCAAAAAAGGTCATAAATTATCTTATCCTGCTGGCGTAATGGCCAGATACAGTTCTCGATTACAGGCACTCATTAAAAGAATGAATGAGGAAATGAAAACCGGCTTAAATAAAATAGCTAAGTCGAATAAACCTGTAATGGATTATAAGAAAGAAACGAGAAGTGTTGATTCTCAGGTTGCATTACTTTCATCTTACATCAATTCTAAATGGACGAGAATATTCGAGCAGAAGGCGCCTATATACGCTAAGGATATGCTCGTTCAAACAAATAAGGCCAGCAAAGCTTCCGTTAATAGCAGTGTTAAGAAATTAAAAGAAGGATTTGAAATTCCTAAAATTCAGACTAAAAATTTTGTCATTAACAGTAATTTTCTTGCAGATGATTTAAGAGAAATAAGTTCAGACGTCATCATGAAAAACATAGACCTGATAAAAAAAATACCAGGCGAATATGTCAATCAATTTCAAGTACCTGAAGTAAAAGAAGAGATGTTCAATGCAATAGCCAAAGGTGATTTGGATGAATTAAATAGGATCATCACTAAAAATAGTAAGAGGAGCGAAAGAAGAGCTCAGCTGATGGCTGAAGATCAAATAAGAAAAGCGTTTAATGGAATAAATGCAGAGAGATTAAAAAAGAATGGTGTACAAAAATATGAATGGCTTCACAGTGGTGGAAGTCAATTCCCAAGAGAATTACACATTGAGTATGATGGACAGATATTTAGCTTTGATGATCCTCCAATTATCGAAGAAAAAACAGGTGAAGTAGGAATACCAGGTGATGCAATAAATTGCTTGTGTACGATGAATCCAATAATAGAGTTATAGGTGATACATGCCATTAAAATCAGGATCAAGTAATAAAACAATACAAAGTAATATATCTGAATTAATTTCATCTGGTTACGATCCAAAACAAGCTGCTGCGATTGCATACAGTAAATCTGGAGAAGATGAAATAGAAACAAATCGTAAAGAAGAAGATATAAATGGTTACGTAGAAATAATCGATAATCCAATTTCAAAAGTTGGTGTGTTCGAATATTCGGGTGCTCAAATAGACGATGGATCAGCAGATCCAAATAAGATTTATAATGTGTATAGACCTGAAGAAGAATTAAATAATGAAGAGTGTATTACATCATTTAAATTAGTTCCTTGGACGGATGATCATGAAATGTTGGGATCATATGAAGATGGATTAACGCCTGCAGATCAAAAAGGAGTTCATGGTGTTACTGGAGAAAATGTTTACTACGACAAAGACGACGGATATTTAAAATCAAATTTAAAAGTATTTACAAAGAAATTACTAAATTTAATAGAAAAAGGGAAAAAAGAATTATCGATAGGATACCGTTGCATTTACGAAAAGAGCCATGGTATTTTTGATGGAATTGAGTATGACTACATTCAGAGAAATATTCGCGGAAACCATCTTGCTTTAGTTTCTGAGGGCAGATCTGGAAAAGATGTTGCAGTTCTTGATCATTTTAAATTCACATTCGACGGAAAAATTATGTTAGAAGAAAATAAACAAGAAGATAATATGATGAAAGATGAAGATTTAACAATTGAATCTCTCTCTAAAAAAATTGATGAATTAGTTGAAAAAGTTAATTCTGCTTTATCAAAAAAAAGTGAAGATGAAGACGAAGAAGAAATGGTAGTTGAGGAAGACAAAAAAGAAGAAGATAAAAAAGAATCTTATGCGAAAGATATTTCTTCTATGGATTCAAAAATAAATAAAATGAACAGTGACATGGTAGAGTTTAAGAAGAATGGTTTAAATTATCTCATGAAAGAAATGTCCAAGAGAAATGAACTTTCTGAATCTCTATCTAAACATATTGGTGTATTCGACTCTTCTGAAATGACGGTTGAAGAAGTTGCAAAGTATGGCGTTAAAAAATTAAACATAGCATGCGATAGTGGTGAAGAGTTATCTACATTAAAAGGATACTTAACTGCTAAACAACAAGTAAGTAATTTTGTTAATACGACGGATAAAAAATCAGTTACATGCGATGCGATATCTGAATACCTTAAAAATGAGGGATAAAAAATGTCTTTTCAATTCTCAGTAAATCAATATCAAGGTAGTGGTGTAATTGGTTCTCTATATTCTGACGCTCCACTTGTTGTTCAAAGTTTTATATTAAATTCAGCAAGTGCTGCAAATAATGTTTATGGTCGTGCATTTACAAAAAATGCGGTTGAAGGATATGCATATGCAGGTGGAACTCCGGCTGGTAATGTTTCATTTGCTGGATTTTTAGTTGATCCAAAAATAACACCTTCCTATGGAACATCTGCTGGTGGTCCATTAGCTCCTACTTTGACATTACAAAATGGACAAGTTGGTAGTTTCCTAACTCGTGGTTTTATATATGTTAACTTGCCAGCTCCAGCAATTGTTGGTGATAATATTTATTATAATGTTGTTACTGGAGAGCTTGTTAGTGCTAACACACATTTAAGCGCACCAACTGCGCCAGCAGGAACTGCTTTTGCTCATGCCAGAGTTGCTATTTTTAATGTAACTTTACCTGGTTTGGCGATTATCGAAGTTATAGACGTTCCTTTACAAGAATATTTCACTCCATAATAAAAATATGACATTTCAGACTAGTATTGATACAGATCAAGGATATGGAACATTTGGTAATTTGTACTCTGATGCTCCTCATGTTGTTGAGACATTTATTCTAAGATCACCAAATCCTGCAAATAATGTCTATGGTAGATTTTTTACTACCAGTTCAACTGAAGGAATTGCAAGAGCTGGTGGATCAAGAATAGGAAATATTGGTAGCGCTGGATTTTTAATAAATCCTCATCATAACGCATCTTATGGAACACAATCTCAGGGTCCACTTTCTTCGACATTAACATTACCAAATGAAATAGAGGCTGAATTTTTAACGCGTGGATTTATTTATGCGAATGTTCAATCTGGTGATACTGGTGTTCCAAGAATTGGAGACTATATATTTTATAGTGTAAATGATGGGTCATTATACGCATCTAATCAATTCCCACTTGATCCGCCAAGCCAAACTGAATTTGCTAATGCAAGAATTGATCAGTTTGATCCTAATAGTCCTGGTTTATGTGTTATTGAAGTAATATTAGTCCCATTGCAAGACTTAATAATATAAATTTTAATAAATAACTAAAAAAAGGTATATAAAATGCAAATCAATTCCAGCAGACAAGAAAGCAACTACATAGGTCCAAGACATAATAAGAGGATCAATACTTTTGATTCATCTAAATATGAATCGTTAGAACAAGTTGGTATTGGTTTCCATAAGAAATACTTGCATGGTATATCTTCTATGGCAATGGATAGTCTTACTGCACCTGTATTACCAGGAACAATATCTACACCGGTTCAATTTTTACAGAATTGGTTGCCTGGTATGGTTCACATATTAACTGCTAAACGATTAATCGATGATGCAATTGGAATTTCTATCCAAGGGAAATGGCATGACGAAGAAATAGTTCAAACAGTAATAGAGTTGTTAGGTACTGCTGTTCCTTATGGTGATTTAACCAATGTTAATCTAGCTGATTGGAATCCTTCCTTTAATAAGCGAACAATTGTTAGATTTGAAGAAGGTCTAATGGTTGGCCGATTGGAGGAAGCGAGAGCTGGTGAGATAAGAATTAATTCCGGTGATGAAAAACGTAAATCAGTTGCATTATCATTAGAAATTATAAGAAACCAAATTGGCTGGTTTGGATTTAATAATGGCCTTAACCAAACATATGGTGTTTTGAATGATCCTAATATGTTGCCATATTTCACAGCTGCTGTTGGTGCTGGTGGTTTTACTCAATGGAACACAAAAACTTATAAAGAAATTATAGCAGATATTCGTCAAATGTACGTAAATCTTAGGACTCAATCTAAAGAACAAATTGATCCAGGGAGAACACGTATTACATTACTATTGGCAACTAACGTAAGAGATTATTTATCTGTTGTCGGTGATTTAAATGGATTTAGCGTTGAAGATTGGATTAATAAAACTTATCCAAATACGCGTATTATGTCAGCTCCTGAACTAAGCTTCGCAAATGGTGGTCAAAATGTTGGATACATGTATGCTGAAACTTTAGATGATTCATCAACAGATGATCATGCAGTGTTCGTTCAAGTTGTTCCTGCTAAATTTATGTTCTTAGGTGTTCAACAGTTAGCTAAGGGATATGTTGAAGCTTATTCAAATGCTACAGCAGGATCTATGTGCAAGCGTCCTTTTGCATTAACAAGAATAACAGGTATCTAAAAATGACTAATTATGTATATTCTACTTTAACGTGTGACAATATTTATAATACATATTTACCAAAATCTACTGTAAATGATTTCAATATTGTTTCAAAAGGAATAAAGATAAATGGTGGCGCCAATGTTTCAAATAAAAATTTTGTAACAAATTATGGCGTGCTTACTGTTGTTAGTGATGAGGATTTAGATCTTCTTGAAAAGAACCCATGCTTTGCAGATCATAAAAAAAATGGGTTTATTGTCGTTGATAAACAGAAGCTAGATGCAAATGAAGCTTCAGAGGATATGACTAAAAAAGATAAGTCTGCTCCTAAGGTTCCAAAAGATTATAAGCATTACACACAAAAGAAAGAATCTGGTAGTAAGGCAGTCATCATGGAAAAAAATGAGTTAAATGAAGCATAATGATTTTCATATTTGATATCCCTGCATTCAGGATTGAATTTCCTGCATTTGCCAATGTAATAAAATATCCTGATGCTTTATTGCAGTCAGATTGGGATTTAGCAACTTGTTACATTAGCGATACCGATTACGGGATATTGAATGGGAAATGTAGATATCAAGCATTATGTTTAATGACAGCTCATTTGCAGGCACTAAAAGATATTATAGCGTCAGGACAAAGTGGAAGTTCAACTGTCCCTGGTCTTGTTGAGAACTCTAAAATAGACAAGATAGAAGTTAAATTAACGCCTCCGCCTGTAAAAACTCAATGGGCTTGGTGGTTATCATTGACAGGATATGGCCAAGAATTATTGGCGTTATTGCAGATGCTAAGTGTTGGTGGATTATTTATACGTGGATTGCCAGAAAAACTTGGATTTAGAAGAATAGGTGGAATATTTGCCTGATGTGTACATAGAGAAGACAGCTGCCGGCAAAGCACTCGAAAGTGCCATTAAAAAAATGCAGTCCAGTAATAATGTTGTTGCTAAGGCTGGATGGTTTTCCAGTGCAAGGTATAAAGAATCTATTGATACTAAGACGGGTGAGATAACTGGTTCTGATAAGCATGTTGCTGAAATAGCCATGCAAAACGAATTTGGTAATCCTAATAGGAAAATACCTCCAAGACCGTTTATGAGACCTGCTCTTATTCATGGCAAAAAACTTCTACAAGAGATTGTTGATAGTCAGGCAAAGAAAATATTAAGTGATCAATCTACCGTTTCAAAAGCGCTAGATTTAGTCAGTGCTAAGTACGTTGGTCTGGTTAAGCGAGAGATAAAAAATTTATACAGTCCTCCTTTAAGTCCATACACAATACATATGCGACTAGAGAGAAGGAGAAGAAAGGTTATGACAGCAACTTTGACTAAACCTCTTATTGATACTGGCGTAATGTTTAATACTATTACTAACGTAGTGGAAAATGAATGAGTTATGTACCTGGTTCAAACTTACTAAACCAAGCTCTTTCTGTTATAGCTTTCCAATCAGTTGATTATTACAAATTTTTAGGTACATCAGTAAACGCAGTTGGAATGGAAGTGACTACATACAATCCAGTAGTTACTATCTTTGGAAGTTTCCAGCCCGTTGAAAGAGAAATGTACGAGAAATATGGATTAGATTTTTCAAAGACATACGCTAATTTTTATTCCAGTAACGATATTATTGCAGTTGGAAGGGATGTATCTGGTGATCAGGTAGTTTTCCAGGGCGATAGGTACCAATGCGAATCTAATACAAAATGGTTCGGTTTAGATGGTTGGAATGCTGTATTACTAGTTTTAATCTAAGAATATTATGCTAGATAACCAACTCATTCAAATATTTAGGCCTTTAATAATATCAGGATTAGCTGCTTATGGTGTTCCTGTTGTTCATGTTAGGCAATCATTTCAGCCGACACAACAGGGAACAGAATCAGGTGTTAATGTTTACTTTTTTAAGTTAGGTGACCATAGATGGGGATCTGTTGAAACATCTGATAGTTGGGATCTGAATTTATTACAGATGACCCATACAGAGATGCAGTACTATGAATCAACATTCCAAGTAAATGCTTTATCAATACAAGATCCATCCAATATAAACAGTTTAACCGCATCAGATATAGTCAATATTGTATCTGCGATATTACAGAGTACATCTACTCAAGAGATATTGGCTAGTAATGATATCGGGATATTGAGAATAACTGACATTAGAAATCCTTATTTTGAAAACGATAAGGACATATTCGAGGCATCACCAAGTTTTGATTTTACAT